TAATCAACGACTAAAATTTAATCCATTATGGAAAAGAAACCACGCAAAAAGAAGATTGCTAATGTAGAACTTGAGAATAAGATTGAGGCTCCACAAGTTGAGGCAGTTGAAACTGTTGAGGCTGTGAGCTTAGATCCAAACAAAGAGTATACATTCATTAGCAATGGCACCTTCCCTGGACTTGCAAAAGGTCAAGTGTGGAAGATGCTTGGCTCAAAGGCAGAGATATTGGTTAAAAAAGGATACGGCAAAATAAAATAAAATGATACTTTCAATACAAGATTTTACGGGTAAATATCAAGTAAGTACAGGTATGTATGACCAAGCTAAATTGCAGGATTATATTAACCGGTATGAGCCACGATATTTAAAGGAGTTGTTTGGAATTACTTTGTACAATGATTTTCAAAGTGACCTGTTAAACAACGTACCTCAAAGCCCTAATTTCTTAGTCTTATTTAATCCATTATCGGAGGATTTGGGATACAACTTTTATTATTTCAATGGAATATATGAGGGTGTAAACCAATTGGATTCAGAGGGGATTAAAGAGATGTTGAAAGGATTTGTTTATTTTGAATATGTCAAAGACTTGAGTAATCAAATCACGCCAATAGGATTAGTAAAGCCAGATAATGAGAACAGTACAGTGGCAAATACTTTATTTAGCATGATGTACACTCGTTACAATGAGGCAATAAGATCCTATAATTCAATTCGAGATTTCATAAGATATACCACAGCTCCCCCATTAGGTCAAGCAGTTTCACTGAATTTGATCAGTGGGGGCACTGGATATGCTGACCAAACAAATGTAAGTTTAACAGGTGGAACAGGCACAGGCTTGACAGTTAATATTACAGTCACACAAAGCGGCTCAGATGTCGAAGATGTTACCATAGTAAATGCAGGTAAGAACTACACAATAGGTGACACATTTATACTGCCAGGAGGTGATGATAACGCAATAATAGAACTTACATACGTTGGCATAGGTGATTATAGAAAATTCAGAGGAGTTCCTAAATTAACAGCGTATTGGTTATGACACAGGATGTATCTCAGGCAATAGAGGATTTGGTTAATCAGATTGATATTTATATCTATGGGATATACGATCCAAATCAAGGTATCACAACCACATGTGACACTTCTTATGCAAGAGTTGGAAAGTACATAACAGATCCTGTTAATGGTCCATTGTTAATCACAGTCATTGAGACAGATGAGTGGATTAAGGCAGGTAATGCAACAGGGGTGCTCGCACTTCCACAGCCTTACTTTGTGCCAGGGACTAAAATATCTGCCAACAATGAATGGACAGCAGTAAGCAATGACCTCACACAAAAAACTCCATTAGTATGGTTGTTGCATGATGTGAGATATCAGAGGTTTGGGCGTGAGAGTGTTTACGAATGGGAGAGTGATTTGAGGATATTTTTCCTTGATGAGACTGACATTGTGAATTACTACACTAAGGACCACATTGATAATGTTGTTGTGCCAATGAGTAAGCTGGCTGAAAAGTTCATTGAGGTGATTGATAACAGCCCATCATATAAAACTCTGGAAGGATATGAGATAGTGAACTTCACTCGATTTGGAACTGAGCAAGCGAATGGATATTTTCAAAACATATTGGATGCTAATTTAAGTGGTGTTGAGCTACGAATAAGATTAACGAAATATAAACAGAATTGTAAATGCTAAAAAATAGAAAAAATGGCAGGATGTAATTGTAATGCTGGTCTCGGCAACACAGGGAGACCAGGGTGCGTTCCTATTCAGAGCGTAACAAGTAAATTAATAATGGTTCCATTGAACGCCAATGATGGAACATTGAATGGGATAGATTTATCTGCTCCACTTCCAACATGGAATAGCTTAGTAAATGAGGCAGATGCATCAAAGAGATGGTTTCCTTTACCGGCATTTGAAAATGTAGAACTTCCAAAGGCAGAGTCTCAATTCGAGGAGGCTAATTCTGGACGTATGGCATTTTTGAGAGAAGGCAAAAGATCATTCTCTGGTGAGTTGTGGGGAGAGGATTCAACTCCAACCTTATTAGGTAAAATGAAAGCAGGCCGTTGTGTAAACTTCGGAGTGTACGTTGTTGATGTAACAGGTAACTTAATTGGCTCAAAAGTGAATGGATATTTATATCCAATCCCTGTAGATAACCAATCATGGAACCCTACATTCATGTTTGCAACTGATTCAACTGTACAGAAAATCATGTTAACATTTGACTTTGATCGTTTGTTTGATGATTCAACTATGTACATGATCACAGCAACAGAGGCAAACCTTGACTTCAACACATTGACTGGATTGATTGATGTTAATTTGGCGTATGTTTCACAAGTGTCAACGGTTTCAGTAACTTTGAATGCTACATTTGATTATGGAACAGCGTTAAACCCTATCCTTTTACAAGGCGTTACGGGATTAACTGATTGGGATATTTATGACGTAACCAATGCGGTTTCGTTTGGTAACCCAACAGCCGTTTCAGAATTACCGGCAGGAACGTATACTTTATTGAAAACGTTTGTTTCTGGTGACGAATATACTGTTTCAGTAGTAAAAGACGGTTTCACTGGATCCTTTACGTTTACGGCGGCTTAATCAAATAGCTATAAACCAAAAAAAAGACTCGTTCAGAAATGTGCGGGTCTTTTTTTATACCTTTGATTTTGAAATGGAGGAGGCTATAAATTTACTGGATAATATTGCAGCTTTTTTAAAGCCAGATGAGGTTTGGAAGAGAGTATTCTTAGATAAGACCTTGCAAAATACTATCATAGTTGAGTACATTCAACAGGATCAGTTACTCAGCGAGGGTGTTGATGAGACAGGCAATCCATTAAGGAACAAAGATAATGGTCGCACCACTTATTCAGCTGCTACAGAGATGCTAAGTAATGGGCGAAAGTTGGAAGGTGAGCCATATAATTTACTTGATAGTGGTGATTTCTACAGAAGTATGGTATTTTTGTTGGGAAAAGATTTTTTTGAAATAGATGCAGATCCAATTAAAGGCAATGATAACTTATTTACAAAATTTGGGGAGGGCATTATTGGGCTCACTGAGGAGAGCAAAACCAAATTACAAGTCGAACTCCTCGAGAGATACGACAAAGAGATTAGAAGGATATTATCAGAGTATTGAGGACCTTCCAATCTATAATTGGTATAAATGCTTAGGCGGTGAGATAAAGTTCCTTAGAACAGCTCAAAAAGGCTCAGAGCAAAATGATTTAATCATGTGGGAACAGATACATGATGAGTACATTAAGGAATTTGGACTGTCAAAGGTCCATGCAAAGATATTGAAAGTGATAAAAGATAAGGCAATACAGGAACTTGACTATGTAATTACAGGTGATCGGTTTAAATTGACCTTAATAGAGATGGAAGAGACCAGGTTAAAGAACATATTGAACACTGCAGGCGGTGGAGTAGGCATTGAGGAGATGTTGGTCCACATGTCGAAGTGGTTAGGTCAATGGATTAAGACAAAGGAGATAAGTGTTAAAGAGTTCTTTACACTACAAAGAGAATATGAACGTTATTTAAAGGCACAAAATGGCAAAAAAAATAAGTAGCAGTGATTTATTTGAGCAGGAAGATCTGTTCAAAGGAGTTAGGGATTCAGCAACTAAGACACTTGCAGTGTTTAATGAGTTACAGGCTGAACTCAAAGCCACTGCACAGGGTTTGAAAGGTGAACTTGCTGCCAATACTCAGGCATCAACTGCACAGTTAAAGCAATTTGGAGCGGCAACAGAGCAGGCAAATAAGTTAATGCAGCAATCAATACAGATTGAGAAATTAAAAGCCCAGGCAGACCAACAAAAAATAAAGGCAGAGCAGGAAATTGTTAAGCTCCAAAAGATGCAAGCTCAGGAACTTGCAAGGGTAGCAAAAGAACAGGAGAAAGCGGCTAAGTTAGCATCAAGTGAGGCAAGTGCATACAGTAAATTGAGTGCTGAATTGAACAAGGCACGCAAAGCATATAAGGATTTGGCTGTTACCAACCAAGAGAATACAGCAGAGGGCAAAGAATTACTTGAAACTGTTACTCGATTAGATGCTCAATTGAAAAAAGTTGATGCAACTGTTGGCCAACATCAGAGAAATGTAGGTAATTATGAGGGTGCAACACGTAACCTTAAAAAGGAATTAAAAG